TTGTATTTTTAAAAATGTTTTACAGAAATATAGAGGACCATCGACCGGATCCATGCATTTTTCTAAATGCTCAATTTGTGCAAGTGTGTATTTTTGAGGCGCATGGGCCTTCTTGATCTGCACACCTTCTAATGACTTACCCATGCTATTATTTAACCAAAAAAATAGGGCCTTGCGGCCCTATATGATTATTATATATGTTTTAATTATTGTCAATAACTTCAGCAGTTGCAATGATAGCTACTGTGATATCGTCTAACATATTTGCAACCGTGTCTGGTCCTTCTACAGTAATTTCTTCATCTGCTTCTGTGCTCAAGGTTCCATTATAAACACGCACACGTCTTGTAAATGTGAGATCCATTGCTTGGCCAATCAAATAACGCAATGCTTTTGCTGTTGAATCAATAGTAACCGCTCCGCCAGTGGTTGGGGTAAATGAAGTTACATTTAGACCATCTGCCTCTGTAACACTTCCTAGGATGTTTGCATCTCTGTCATACTTTACAGTAAACGTAACTTCGGTTGGCAAATTATCAGCTACAGTTTTACCTGCACTTGTAAAATCTACATCAATTATCTGTGCATCGGCAAAACGATTTAGTGCATCAATTATATTAAAGAAGCGTAAATGTCCACGTGCTACCTTCCTACCATTTGCTAATGTGCTTGGCAGTGTAGTGAATTGACTATGGTCCTGTGGATACACAGCACCGTGTGTGGCGCCCGTGCCATCGCCAGTATATGTGCCGCTTCCCCCTGTAAGGGTGAGTGTTACACGATAAAAATTTGGTTGCAGTTGATCTGCATCTTGAACAAAACCTGACATTTTAGTTTCCTTTGTATTCTGCTAAACTTTTTAGAAGTTCTTGACGAATTGATTCTTCTGTTTTCTTTTTGGCTTGCATTGGATTATCACCTTTTGACACTACATCGAACGTATCTTTCGGTTTATTCATCCCGCCTGCAAGTTTGTTAGTCATATAATCGATATCTTTTTCTTCTGGGTCTGGCTCGTTGGCATATGCTTCCATTTCGCCATCATCCATGTTATCATTACTAGGGATGTTATTATCTAATCCTTGTATTTCAGTGCTTTCTATATCACTTAGAAACTTTAAAAGATCTTTGATCGCAGATCCTTGTGCTGCCATGTTTACATTCATAGTAGGCTTCGGATCAGGCATGTCAACAGGTCCGTTCATTGGAATAGGCTCTTCGTTTAACTGCTCGATGCTATCTAGTTTTGATATTAATTGGTATAGGTCCATTATTTACTCCCAACCGGCGACTTACCGGTAACGCCTTCATTTTGGTTTTTATAAATGTCAGCATCTTGGTCTTGATCTAATTCTTTTTTACGTTCCTCGGCTGTTTTCTGCAGATCTTGCAAAAAACTTGAATTGAATTCGTCGCCGAAATAATCGTTTGCTTTAACACCTTCAGCTTCTTTATATTCAGCATCTGTTAGCAAAGGCTCGCCTGTTAAGGTTTCCGAATCTTCACTGTGTAGTTCAATTTCTGCTTCTTGTTGAGCTGTCCTAACTTTGAATCTGTTTGGTGCTAGTCCTATTTCTCTTAGTTCTGTTTCTAACTGCGGAGCATTTACTGGATATTCTGTAACAACCTCAAACATAGTTACTTCGGAGTTTTCCATTTCAGGAAAATCTATCGGAAGCTTCTGAATTGGAGTTTTTCCGGTTTGTTCTAATGTTGCAATTTCGTATCTTTCTAGACGAGATTTTAAACTTTCCTTAAATTTTTCAGGAAGTTCTCCAGCTACCTTTACCTTAAAAGAGTAAAGTTTTTTACTTTCAGATAGATATTCTTTAAAAGATTTCATAGTAGTATTTATTCCTTTCCGCCTAATTTTTTAAGCAATTCATTGCGATCTGTAACGACATACCCTTCGCCACTTATGATATCGCCGTCGCCTTCTGTAGCATTGTCCTTATCTATTTTATATTTTTTAAGTTTTGCGTCGACGGCTTTGAGTTTTTTATCAATTTTTGCAGTTTTAGCATCTATTGCATTTTTCATCATAGAGCTTGCGACTTCAAAAATACGGCCGCTGTATCTTACTTCAACATTCATACCTAGATCCATAAGATCGTCATATGCTTGCTCAGATTTGTTTGCTAAGTGGTCTAGTTCCGTATCATCAATGCTGTCTAATTCTGCCACTTCTGGAAGGTCTTTAGTTATCTCCTGCACGGCAGCGAAACTGTCGTCGAGGCTCTGCACCTGCTCGTGTGTGGGAGCGGGTGGTGATTTTTTCCCTTCACTTTTTAATTGTTCTTTGCTTTCTAGATCCCAAAGTTCTTCTAATTTTTTAGTCATACAACTACTTATTTCCTTTTTCCGCCTTGATGAAAAATATCATCTTCATTTATAACGCGAAATTGGATCCCTTGTTGTTTACACCATGCATTAGCCGCTTCCCATTTAGCAAGATTTTTTATATATTGTTCTTGATTGTATCTGCTTTTGCCTACACGCTCTCGAAGGGTTTGATTACTGGGTTTTACTTCAACAAGTTCTGCCTTCTTCTTTCCTGTTTTATTTTTGTATACAACAAAAAAATCCGGAACATATATTGTTTGTTTGCCGGACAACGGATCTCTATAAGGAATCTGCACACTTTCGCTAGCCCAACTTTCGACACCTGGGTGCTCATCTAGCATTTTCATAAACACAAACTCCCAACTGGATCTTGCCATTGGCATTTTGTTTCCGACATATTTGTTTGGATTTTTAGGTTCAAATTTACCTTGTGCAAATCTAGGCATCTATCTCTCTTGCTTTTAAGTCACTTGTAGTAGCTGTGCGGAAACCCAAAGCAGAGGTAGGAACTCTATTTGTGTTTAGAATTTCAGCTACAACCTGCGTTAATTTTAAACCTGGTAATTTTTTTAAACGGTCTAATGTTTCGAATATATCAACTGATTCTCTTTTGGATTGTTTTAAAAGTGTAATTGCCGAAACCACCGACGCATCCCTTGAAAAACCAGATCCTTCAAAAAATGCAATTGTGGCATCAACTTCAACCGCTTTGAATTCTTCGGGTTTAACACCATATCTATCAAAAAACAATCTAGTAGCCGCACCTGAATCGTTTAATTGCTGTGGAGGTAAATTCGTTGCCATTTATTGTATCCCTGGAGGTGCTACCCTTTTTTGTGTAGCAGATGTAGTAGTTTGTTCTGTGTTACTTTTAGGAAATATAGCACCAGATACTCCACTTATTGTGTTAGCAATTGTTTCAGCTCCTTGCGGACTTGATAGAATATTTACTGCCTCTTGCCCTAAACTGCGAGCATCTAAATCCTTTATATTTTCATAGGTGTTTATTGTCTTAGCTATTGTGCCTAGTGCACTTGCTGGAGAATCAAAAGCAGTGCCGCTAGACACTGCACCAAAAATTTGCTCTAACCCATCTAAAACACCCCCTGAGCCAGTAAGGGAGGAAATTCCGCCGCCCGCAACACTCAAAGGCGAAGGCGATGAATCGTAATGTAGGTTTGCAAATCCCTGCGGACTATTAAAATCAACTCTGCCGCCGCCGTATTGAACTGCTTCGAACTCCACTGTCATTTGGTTTGATGCCGGCTCAGACAATCCGTAATCCATATCACTATGGCTCCATTTTGTAATTTTTGGGTTTATCAGTGTATAACTAAGGAAACGCTGTCTGCTCATTGTGTATAAATGAATTTTTCTTAGCAAAGGAGCACTGACATTATTATCTAAGCCATATCGATAGCTGAAGTTTTCTGCTCTTGCGACTGGTGTATACTTATTGTTATCATATGCGCTAGCAGGTAATTGTCTATCTGCAATATAGTATCCGTAATAAATTGCCCACAACGCATTTGTCACCCCATCACTATCATCATGAAAGGTTAATGATAGTGGATCATAATTTATCATTTTATACAATATTTTCTTTCTATTATATTGATTTTTTGTTACAGAATCAAAACTGAAACTAGGCAGTGATAGATTTTTTACTAGCAAGCCGGCCTCTTCGACTTTGCCTCTATCAAACGCAGGAACTTTATTCGCAATCGGATCTAGTTCGAATCGAACAAAATAACTAAATTTTGTTCTAGGAGAAAGTCTAAAACTGTCGTCGATGAATAAACGGGTCGCATGTTGATAAGTGCTTGGTGTTCCTCGAGGGCTAACAATACCGGCACCTAGACCAGAAAGAAATCTTGTAAACTTATTTGCCATAATAGTATTTAGCCATAAAAAAAGCCCAGATTATTCTGGGCTTTTTTGATTTAGTATAGTGACTAAATTTTACTCTACAGATCCTGCACCAGTTGCAGCTTCGCTTGCAATAGCTCGTCCTACTGCGGCACCAATGCCTCCAACTGCAGAAACTGTTTCTTCGCCTGCGGCATATTGCTCTAGATTATCAAATCTAATAGTGAGCGATACAGTAGCAGGTTCGTTAGAATCGTATGCAAGCTCGTTGTAATTTACGTTCTGTAAAAAACAGCCATACATTCTAAATGTTTCTAATACTGTAGGTGCATTTGCACCGTTGCCGCCATCTAACATTTCGATACTTGTGGTAAATTTGTAATCAATACCACTTCTTGCCGATGCTTGTTCTACAAAATCAAATTGCTTTTGAAGTTGCTGTCCGACAAGTTTTTGAACTAGTCCAGTGGCATCATCACGTAATGTTAGTGTGATAGTTTCTAGCTGCTGTCTGCCAGCTAAGTAAACACGTGAGTTGTAAACCGGAATTTCCATTTCCTCAAAGTTTACAGTAGGGCGTGTAACATCAGCAACTTGTTTTGTTAGCTCTGTTGATGCTTCAGCTCCGAACGCTAAAAGGTTTACCCTAAAGCGATAGCGTAACTTTGGCATCAATAAAACTTGGTTGCCGCTTTCTGTCGGAACGCCTAAGTTGTTTAGTGAAGTAATTGGCATTTTAAATTTCTCCTGTGTTCTGGACACGCAGTGGAATATAAATAAATTCTACTGCCTTAATTGGTTCAATTGCAATATCTACATAAAGCTCGTTTCTATCAACTCTTGCAGGTGTATTGTTTGTTTCATCACAAACCACTGCAAAGTCTCCAATAGCTCTCAAACCTACCAGTTCTAATAACAAACTTTCTACCGCCTGTCTAACTTCGTCACGTGTGATTTGATCATTAGGTTCAAAGATGTATGGTCTTGCTAGTCTATCCAACTGGCCACGCAAATATGCAACTAGTCGTGCTACGTTGATCCTATCTAATGCGCTTGCGTTTCTTGCACGAGTTTTCTGTCCGTAGTTTACTAATCCTACTCCTACAAAGAATGGAATTGGATTTATCTTGTTTTGATACAATGTATCTCGCTGTCCTTCATTCAGTGCAACTGTTTGGAACTCGCCAGTTTCTGCATCAATGTAGCCTACCGCCGTAGCATTTGTAATACCGCCACGTCTGGTTCCTGCTGGTGCAAACCAGGGGAACGAGACATTATCACTAAGTGCAATTGTTCTAAGCATCATATGAGAAGCTGGAACAACAACATTTGCTCCACTTAGGTCAGTTGTAAATCCGTTCGGATAAAACATACCTAAATATTCATCAAATGTTACAACACCTTCTTCGCTGTTGTCTAACACTAAGTTTTCGTTAGTGGCGTATGAAGTGATAGTAGTAGCGTCGTCTGCTAATCTAAATGGTGTGTCACCAATCACAAACGCAGTAAGCTTTCTGCTTATATTTAGGTTAACTAAATTACTCATAAGCTCAGTGTAACCAGGACACGCAATTAGATTGAAGTTTCTTCTTTCTGTATCGCGGATTTGCTGGCTTGTGTCTACCACGCTCTTAAGTGCTGATACTACAACACCTCTTTGAGCGAATCTTCCAAAACTGCCTCTTCCATCTTCAAGATTAGGGGAAGCACCTACCCAACGATCAGTTGCGTAGCCGCTCATTGACTCATTACCCATTCTTGGATTATCAGCAGTAGTGTCAATGTAATTATTTTCATAACGCTTTACATTACCGCCGCTTCGGCGAGTGTTAAACAGCAACATTCCTTGTGGATAAAGTGCTGGATCTGGTGCATCTGGATCTAGATGATTAGAATTAACCATATCGCTAATCGGTGCTTCGGTGTCGCCAGTAGGACCGTCAACGCCGTATCTAGCGTCTGCAAAAAGCACGCCATCTTCTGTCACTTGATCGGTTGTATCTAATTCTACCCAGATTTTTTGTAAATCATCCCAACGATATATGTCTGGATAATTATCAATATCTGCTGTGCTTATCCACAAATCACCATCTACCAATGCAGAACCATCACTCTGTAGTGTAGGTTCAGTGAAGCTTACAATAGGACCGTTTGGATCCGAGTTTGGATATGCAGCAGTTCCGAAGTTTGGAATATCTTCCGGATTTTCTGTTGAACCGTATCTATAACCCACCCAAGTAGTTCCGTTGTGATACATAATATCAGCTTCTGTAAATTCAGGATTATACCATAATTGTCCATTAGCTGGCTCGTTTGTGGGATCGTCTGAACTTGCTTCGAAATTTTCTGCAGCCAGTGGCTCCCAATTCGAAATTAAATAAACAATCTGTCCGCTAGAATCACCGCTTGCGCCTTGTGGTAATTGATAGAAGTTATCAGTGCCGCTTCCGTCATCGATCGAATACGGTGTAAAGATGTTTACCAAACTTGCAGTGTTATCAATAACACGAATATCGCCGCCCTGCTTATGGCTTATTGTTACCCTATTATCATCGGTAACACCAGCTTCTACGTGCGTAAATCCTGCGGCATTGATAGCTCCAGCTATTGTGAATGCATCGTCTGTGCCAGCTGAAGCATTAAACGTAACCTCAATTGCTGAACTAAGAGTTTCGGATCCATTTGAACTTTCTTGCAAGCTAAATGTATTAGTTCCAGCAGTAAACGTATTCTCCTTGACTATTGCCGAAGTAGCAACAGTGTTGCCTGTTGTGCTTCTATAATATACCTTGAACGTTGCTGTTGCAGGCGTATCATCATACATGCCATTATAATTTGCATTCGTTTGCACAAACAAACTGTTTACAGGGATGTTCGTTCCGCCGCCTGCTCTGTCTAATCCGAATAGTGCCGCATGTGTTGAAGAATACAACGGAGCATCAAATTCTACCCACGACGTAGTTTCAGTATTCCAACGCTTAACTCTCCAGCGAGCACCTAAGTTTGGATCGGTGGTTTTGATCCATACAGAACCTGTAGGTCTATCTTCAGCTGATACCTTCCATTGTGGAACTTGCGTATGCGGAGCTTGAACAAGTTCAACACCCTTAAAAGTGCCTGCTGTTAAGTTAACACTGTCTGGATTGTTGCCGCCGATGATAACTTCATTACCTGCACTTTGAGCTCCGTCATAGAAAATTTTCAAAATAGAACTGTCATTTTTTGCAGTAATGCCTGGAATCGGATTTGAATTAATTGTAGCAACTACATCGTCTAATGAGTCGCCGCCGTTAATTGTTACCGTCTGCCCATTAATAGTAAAGTCGCCAGCACTTAATGTTCCTGTAACTACCTCAGTGCCTTCTACAACAGGCCAACTAGCTCTCCACTGTGGAGATCCTACCAATACCCATTCGCCTGCTGCAACACCTGCTTCTGTGTTGCCTGCGCTCTTATAATAAATTCTAGCTGTTTCTTTTTCAGCTACAAATGTTCCTGATCCGTCTACGGTTTCAAAAACAACTGCATAATCACCAATTGAACCCACGCCCGCTTTAGGTCTACGTCCATAATCTGATGGTTCAATTTTGCTTGCGTCTGTATCTGTTAAAACAGTTGGAATTTTGTTTGCGAATTTCTGTCCGCCGGTTGTGCTAATCGGAGCACCACTCCATTGTTGAATACCGTAGCGTGTTGCACGAGTGTCTACCCACCATGTTCCATCGTTCGGATTCGCTCCCGGAGCCTCTGCTTGTCCATCTAATGCGTTTAAATCTACATCTGCTCTTACCACAAACACAGAATTTACAACGCCCAGCATGCTGTATGCTGCTAGCAGTCCGTATTCATTTCTTTCTGATCCATGAATCGGTGTGCCGTTCGGTGACGTTTCGAAAAACGGAACACCGAATAAATCTACTAGTTCTTTTTGGCTCGTAACCCTAAAAGCATTTCCGACCGCTGTCTGTAGCGTTCCTCGTGCTGTTCCTGTTCCAGCGGCATTGGATTTATTTTCGCCTGTGGCAACAACAATTAATGGTGTTGTGCCAGGCGCCGCTGGAGTATAAAAACTTTCATCAATGACGTTTACTTCAACGCCCGGTGATTGTAATGCCATTCCCACATCTCCTGGTAATAGTTTGTTCTTGTATTTAGTGTGCGATGGAAAAAATCCCCGTATATCAATGCTTAAAAAGGGACGAAAAAGGTGTGGTAAGTTAAATACGCATATGAGACCACTATGTAAATGCGGTGTTAGGCCGTGTGCTGTCAATTACAAAAAGCAAGGCAAAACATACTACAGAAAGCTGTGTGAAGCCTGTATGAAACACGGGGCCAATTATGGTGTTCCTAGGTGGTATCGCTCAGGCTATAGAATTACCATGCAGTGTGATAAGTGCGGATTTATTTCAAAATATAAAGATGTATATAGGGTGTATCACGTTGACGGAAATCTTGATAACTGCCGGCGAAGTAATCTTAAAACTGTGTGTGCTAATTGCAGAATAGAACTTGCCAATCAAAATACAACCTGGAAGCAAGGGGATCTAGTCGCTGACTTTTAAAAAATCGTCTATCTGGCTGTAGAGTGATTCCAAGTCGCTATTATTATCTATGATAGTGTCAAACTCTG